CAAATGAAGAAGTTTCCTAAAGCAGCTAAAGATCCTAACTCAAGACTAAGACAGGCACGAAAGCGTTGGAAATGTTAAATGGCTAAAGCAAAAAGTAAAGGTAAGATATGTCCATCGGGTAAAGCCTGGGCTAAAAGAACTTTTGATGTATACCCTTCTGCGTATGCAAACTTAGCTGCATCTAAATATTGTAAAGATCCCAACTACGCTAAAAAATCTAAAGCAAAGAAAATGAAGAACGGCGGACTTGTTGGTGGCGGAAGACAAGCTAGACAAGATAGGCGAATATAATGGGACAGCTTGCACAATGGTTGAAGGAAGAGTGGGTTGATATATCACGCAAGAAAGATGGTAAACATCCTAAGTGTGGCAGGAAGACAGCTGGTAAAGGTAAGTATCCTAAGTGTGTTCCAAAAGCTAAAGCAGCCAGTATGAGTTCATCGCAAAAGAAGAGTGCAGTGAAGAGAAAAAGAGCAGCAGGGAACAAAGGCCCTAAGCCTACCAATGTTAGAACATTTAAAAATGGTGGTTTTATAGCTAAAGGCTGTGGTAAAGTAATGAATAACAGAAGAAAAGTAACTACAATTAGTTAATACAAAGGAGAAGAATATGCCAATGGGAAAAGGAACATACGGAAGTAAAGTAGGTAGACCTCCTATGAAAACTAAAAAGAAAAAAACTAAGTCTAAGAAAAAGAAATAGGTATTTATAAATGAAAGGCGTTAAACATTATAAAAGAGATGGTACTGAACACAAAGGTAGTTCTCACAAAATGGCTAATGGTACTTTACATACAAATAAATCACATACTAAAACCAGTGTTAAGTTATTCCATTTAAAAGATTTAAGTAAGTCAGCCAAGAAAAAAGCTACATTAAAAAAAGGAAAGTAAATGACAACATCTAGTAGCACAGACTTTGAACCAGATGTAACTGAGTTTATAGAGGAAGCCTTTGAGAGATGCGGCCTAGAGCTTAGAACTGGTTATGATCTAAAGACAGCAAAAAGATCTATTAATATTATGTTAGCCGAATGGGCTAATCGTGGTCTTAATCAATGGACTATAGAACAAACAACTCAAACAGTTACCGAAGGTACTAATCAATATACTTTAAACTCTAATGTTATTGACATACTAGACTGTTCTATAAGAAGAAATACTGATGGAGCTAATCTTGACTTACAAATGTCGAAGATCAGCAGAAGTGAATACTTAAACATTCCAGCTAAATCTACCAAGTCCAGACCATCTCAGTTCTTTCTTGATAAACAAATAAGCCCTGTATTAAATATATGGCCAACTCCAGAAAACTCTACAGATATTTTAGTATTTAATAAACTAGTGAGGATGGATGATGCTGATACCGCCACAAATACAATGGATATGCCTTTTAGGTTTTTTCCTTGTTTCGCTGCTGGTCTTGCTTATTACATAGCTATTAAGAAAGCACCAGAAAGAGTTACTATGTTAAAGCAAATGTACGAAGATGAATTTGAAAGAGCTTTGTCTCAAGACGAAGACACTTCTTCTTTTAGGATTGCACCCTTTCTAAGACACGGATACTAAAATGGCTTACGCCTCTGGTAAATTTGCAAGAGCTCTTTGCGACAGATGTGGGTTTGAATATAAACTTGCTCAACTAAGAGAAGAATGGAATGGTTTAAAAACATGTAGAGATTGTTTTGAATCTAAACATCCACAGCTTGAGCCGTTACCACATATATCAGACTCAGAGGCTTTGTATAAGCCTAGACCTAATAATGATTTTGAATTAGGACAAGGAGCTGTTTATACAAACAGCGGTAATGATAATGTTTCTATGACAGATGATCCTGTAGGATCTAAAATATTAGGATATGAAATGACAGGTTCTATTGGCGAGGTTACAATAACAGTATGACATTAGCAGAGTTAAAAACATTAATCCAAAACTACGTTCAAAACGAAGAGACTACTTTTGTTGCTACTCTTGATGACATGATCAAGAATACAGAAGAAAGATTGTTTGAACTAATACAGTTTGATTTATTTAGAAAGAACGTAACAGGTGACTTAACAACTGGAGTTACTTATCTAACAGCACCATCAGATTTTCATCTGAGTTTTTCATTAGCTGTTATAGACGGGAGTGGTGACTATCATTACCTAGACAAGAAACATACAAGTTTTATAAGAGAGCATACCCCCGACCCTACAGATACAACACTAAGAGGATTGCCACAATACTACGCAGACTTTGATAAAGAACTTTCTACTGGTGCAGACAACGGATCTACATTAATTGTAGCCCCAGTTCCAGATGCTAATTATTCAGTAGAGTTGCACTATTTATACAAACCAAATAGTTTAGTTAATGAAACAACAGGAACATGGTTATCAAAGAATGCTAGAAACGCATTGTTATATGGCTGTCTGTATGAGGCATACACTTTTATGAAAGGTGACGCTGATCTATTATCTTTATATGAAAATAGATTTCAGCAAGAAACTGCAAGGTTAAAAAATAAAGCGGAGGCAAGAGGAAGGAAGGACGAGTATCGTTACGACTCAATCAGAAATACCACCACTTAAGGAGAGAGAAGATGGAGAGAGTAAAAAGCCTAGAAGGTAAGACTATAGCTATTGTCGGTCTTGGCAAAAGCTGGTTTGAATATTGTTTAGCAAAATCACATGGAGTCCACTTCGATGAAGTATGGGCTATCAACTCTGTTGGTTCTGTTATATTTCACGATAGAGTGTTTATGATGGATCCTGCAAGTAGATTCTTTGATAGCGATAATGCGGGAGATCAGACAGATAGCATAGTTAAAATGCTAGAAGATCATAAAGGGCCTATCTATACTTGTGAGCTAGATGAACGTGCACCAGGTTTAGTTGAATACCCAATACATGAAATACTAAAAGATACTGATTGTTATTACTTAAATAATACAGTCTCATACGCAGTAGCTTTTGCTTTGTGGAACAAAGTAGGAACTATAAAGATGTTCGGTATTGATTTCTCTTATCAAGGTAACTTACATTTTGCAGAATCGGGAAGAGCCTCTGTAGAATTTTGGTTAGGTAAATGTATGAATGACGGCATTCAAGTTGAGGTAGCATCATCAAGTGGATTGCTAGATACCTGTGTACCTGTGGATGACAAGTTATACGGATACCACAGATTAGATGATCCTTTGGTTGTATCAGTAGATCAAGGCGGTTCTTTGTATGCTACTAAAAAAAGCAATCTAAACAATGTTAAAAAAGAAACTGAATACAAACTAGCAGACAGATACGATTCACATTTAGGAGAGCCAAAGCAATGGTAGATCATATTACACCAGAGGGAATTCCAGCATTAGGATTAGTAGAAATAGCTACAACAAAGTTCGGCGGCCACCCTCCAGAGTTTTGGGCAAAGCAATTAACAGAAAAAATAGTAGGTGTTTCAGACGATAATGAAAGACATATACAAGATCAAGCTAGAGCCTATAAAGATTTAATTTACCAAGTATGTTTGATATATATTAAAAATGCTTTAAAATCTTATAAGGCTACCTTAATACAAGATTTATCTAAAGGAGGTAGTGAGGATTTGGCAAAAATAATTAAAGGTATTTAATATGGCAATAACATCAACATTAACAACTAGCTTTAAAAAAGAACTTTTAGAAGCTAAACATAATTTTTTAGCATCAGGAGGCAACTCTTTTAAACTAGCTTTGTATACAAGTTCAGCCACATTAGGTGCGGCAACAACTGCTTTTACTACTACGGGTCAAGCTAGTGGTACTAACTATACTTCAGGTGGATCAGCCTTAACTAATGTAAATCCAACAAGTGCTGGTACTACAGGTTTTACTGATTTTGCTGATTTAACTTTTAGTACAGCTACAATTACTGCTAGAGGTTGTATGATTTATAATGATACAAACGCTGACAGATCAGTAGCAGCTATAGACTTTGGTGGAGATAAGACTTCTACCTCAGGCGATTTTACTATCGTGTTTCCAGCAGCAGCAGCAAGTACGGCGATTATAAGAATAGCGTAAAATGGCTCAACTACTAAGTGGTTGGGGTCGAGCTGGCTTTGGTGAACTTGCCTTTGGCGAAGGAACCATACCAGTAACGCTTACTGCACCAGGTGCAGGAACCGCAGGAGCTCCAGTTGCAGGCGTAAATGCCCAAGCAATTGCTTCTATAGCAGGAGCAGTTGGAACAGTCGGTAGTCTTTCAGTAGCGGTAGATGGCGAAGCTATTGTTACTCTCACAGGTTCTGGAACGGTAGGCACCAGTGCTCTAGGCACTGCAACAACAATATCAAATAACAATTTATCAGTCACAGGATTTCAAGCAACGACAGCAGTTGGTGCTGTTGTTCTAAACTGCCAGAGTAATGTTACACTTGTAGGACAAGAATTAACTAGCTCTTTAGGAGTAATTTTAGTTTGGTCACGTATTGATGAAAACCAAACTCCAAACTATACTAGTATTACAGGCACTCAAACTCCAGCTTGGATTGAAGTGGCTTAACAAGAGGAAAAAAAATGGCATCAACATACGTAAACGATTTAAGACTTGAGGAAATGGCAACTGGTGATCAGTCAGGATCATGGGGAACTACAACAAATACCAACCTTGAACTTATAGCAGAGGCCTTGGGATATGGAACAGAAGGCATAACAACTAACGCAGATACTCATACTACTACAGTAGCAGATGGAGCTACTGATCCTGGAAGATCAATGTACATTGAATACACAGGAACACTAGACTCAGCCTGTACTATTACAATTGCCCCCAACACTCTTAACAGAATGCACTTTATCGAAAATGGTACAAGCGGATCTCAGAATATAATTATTTCCCAAGGCAGTGGAGCTAACATCACTATTCCTCCAGGAGATGTAAAAGCAGTTTATTTAGACGGAGCAGGAAGTGGTGCAGCAGTAGTTGACGCTTTTGCTAGTCTTAGCGTAGTAGATCTTAAAGTACAAGATGATCTTACAGTAACAGATGATGTTGCTATAGGTGGACTAGCCACAGTTGGTGGCACATTAGGTGTAACAGGTATAGTTACATTAACTGATGATCTTATTATTGGTGACGGTAAGACAATAGGATCTGCCTCAGATGTAGACGCTATGACTATTGCCTCTAATGGCCAAGTAACATTCACACAAACTTTGATCGGTACTGCCCTAGATATTTCTGGAGCTATAGACGTAGACGGAACAGCTAATTTAGACGTAGTAGATATAGACGGAGCTGTAGATATGGCTTCTACACTACAAGTAGACGGAGCTATTACAGGTTCTTCAACAATAGTTGGTACTAGATTTAATGGCGTAGGTATTATTTCTGATATCACTAACTTTGCTAATGGTATTCTTATTAGTAATGATGGTGGTACAGGTACTTTATCTACTGCTTCTAATAATACTGGATTAGGTTGGGAAGTATTTGATGACTTAACAACTGGTGATAATTTAGTTGGTATTGGTTATCAAGCTCTTACTAAAAACACTACTGGTCGTAACAATACTGCTGTTGGTTTTACAGCATTAGGTGCTAATACTACTGGAACAGGTAATGTTGCAGTTGGTTTATCGTCTTTAGATGTTAATACAGAAGGTGATAATAATACAGGTATAGGAACAGGAGCTTTAGGAGCAAACACTACAGCAGATAACAACACAGCATTAGGTGCGTCTGCTTTAAATGCTAACACTACAGGTGATAGAAATACAGCAGTTGGTAGTTCTGCGGGAGCAGCAATAACAACAGGTACTTTTAATAACACTTTAGGTTCCAATTCTTTAGAAACTTTAACTACTGGTAGCAATAATATCGCTGTAGGTAGTTTTGCTTTAGGACTTACTACAACAGGCAGTAACAATATTGCTGTTGGTAGAAATGCTTTATATGCAAATACAACAGCTTCAAGTAATGTCGCAGTTGGACAAACAGCTTTAACAGCAAACACTACAGGTACAAATAATATAGCAGTTGGTAGTAATGCTTTATTAGCAAATACCACTGGAGACCATAATACTGCTGTTGGAACAAGTGCTTTAAATGCTAATACTACTGCTGATTTTAATACGGCTTTTGGAATTGAAGCATTAAAAGTCAATAC